CGTTAAGAATTTTTCTAGACATATGTAAGCTCAGACCTTTTAGAGTAAAAGCGTTTACAGTACCATTTACTTCATAGATACCCATGCAAATTGGAGGATTATGTTCTAGAGAAAAATCTAAACTACCATCCCAACTAACTGAAGTTGTATCATGTGCATAATACAAAGTAATAAAAGTAGGTCTGGTATAAATTCTAGAAATACATTTTTGTAAATCTAAGTCTCTAGCCCAATCTCCTTGCAATCCCATTTCTACTGCAAGAAAAGCATAACCATTGTTTAGTGTATAATTTTTTTTCATTAATTTTCTCCTATATAATAATGAAAGATTAACATTACAAAATTAGTCACCAACTATGTCAAACAGATATAGGATTTCTCCCATACTTAATAGTATCAGAAAACAAATCAATGTCAACTATTAAAATTATTCAATGAAATCAAGTACTTAGGAGGACGATTCTTTTTTCGTTTTCCAGAAATATTCGTCAGTATCTCCGAGTCGGGTTTCATTTCCATTTTCGACTTGGTAAAATTCGGTACTAACTTTAAAGTCTGGGCGCTTTGGTTCGTCAGGCGTGAGACTATTATCATAAACTCTCATTCTATTATTAGGATACAAACAGAACTGGCCATTATTTAATTCCAGTAAATTAAAAGACTTATGTTCATCTGGTTGTTCAGACGTACTAAAATCCACAGAATTTATATCGGCGTGATAATTATCTAGGGTTGCGATGTAAGTACCTTTTTGCAGACCAAAATCTCTGGTTAACACCTCATAGTCCATTGAACCGATGAATTGCTTAGAAATAGCAACGATACCATAATCCATACAGTTCCAGAACTGAAGATTATTAAGAGGCATATCGGGAGTGGGCGTTTCGGCTTCAGATAAAAACGCACTAATAGGCAACTTATCAAACAAAGCACCATATTCAGGTAGATAAGTTTCAAAATAAAACGCTCTTCCAGGTATAGATTTACATGAAACCCAGATTCCATCGACAAATTCACCATGTCCATCTTCGAGATCCCTTAAATATTCCCGCCTAACTTTTACTTTAATAGCGGGCAGATTACATATTAATTCACTCATATTATTATCTCACTTAACGTTGTTTCGCGGGCTTCGATAGAACTAGTTTTGTTTATTCGACCAATTTCATCTTCCATTTCAGCCCTAGCCTTTGCTTTTTTACCTATATCTTCAAACAACATTTCGTCTTCAGCGGGTTCAGTAGGATTTAATTGCGCTAATTTATATATTTCTCTAACGGCCGTGTTTACGCCAGAGGATTGATATTCTCCTCGGCACATAGAACACAATTTAGGTTCAATACGTTCATGCTTGGTGTTTTTCAACAACGAGCCACAATCTTTGCAATGATCTATACTATTTTTTGGCATTTAATATCCTCTCTTAATAACTATAAGACTATTTGTTAACAAAACAGCCATTTTTGCATTGTCAGCCTTTTTTAATTTTGATACTTCCTCATTAACCAGACCTTCTATTTCTAAAATAGCCTCTGCCCATAGTGGCATTTCGTTTATGTTAATCCAAGCGCTATTTTTTTTGATTTCCTTAGTCATCTTTAAATTTCTCCCCATATTCTGCAATTTTAATGTTGTAACAAATCTTCATTTTTTTTATCTCACCCGTCTTAACTTCTAAGAGAGTATAGATAGGATAAGAAACACCATCTATTTCTTCAATTTCAAAATGAACTAATTTGTAATTTAAAAGAGATTGGTATTCTTTTAGTTCGTCTTCGCTCATCTAAACATCTCCTTCATCTTCTCCAAAAAGGTTGGCTTGTGGGGCGTGACTCGTGGGTCGAGAATGTGGAGTTTCCACACGTTCATCATAGTCGTTGGCTTTTTCCCAAATTCGTCTACATGGCGGGATCCAGAGCAGTTGGGTTTCTTTAGTAGTCCCCGCAGAGCCGCGCCATATGAACCAAGCGTAGCTTGTAGCCGTTGAAGCAGTTGCTGACAAGCGACCTTTAATGATTGGCACTCGCTCGCTAAATTGTGCAATAACGTGCGGTGGATTTGGCTTAAATAATCTTTCATAACGTCCTATACTTTCCATAAATTGAGTTCGAGCAAAGATTGCAACGCATTGCCGTGCCATTGGCAAGGCTTTTAGTACAAATTCTTCTGCTAAATTAAAAGGTGGGTTGGTTATAATAAAATCATATGATCCTGAGACATCGGCCGTTAAGAAATCAGCTATACGATCTTGGCCATAGTCAGCTATGTCACATGATTCGATATCGGTAAAATACTCTTTAAGAACTTTGACCATATGCCCGCCACCGCAAGCGGGTTCGAGGCACGTCTCAGAGATAACATCGTTATGGGGAAACAACCAGTTTGGCTTGAGGATTTCTTCAAACAAAGCTCTGGTTGCCCAAGGAGGTGTAGGGAAGTAATCCAGACTGCGAATCACTTCATGCCGTTGGCTCATAACGGCATGACTTTTGTTCTGACTAATCATTCGTCACCACCTTCTTTTATATATTGCTTTAAATAAATTCTAATTCCAAATTCATAGCCTCGTCTATAATAGGCAGAAGATTTTTTATCCTCATTCTTTTTTTGATAAAGGATAGCATCCTCAGCTCCTTCTTCAAAATGCATGAGATAACCACGCCTCTTTTTTTCGGTAGGATTAATCATTCGCCATACCCCTCTGGACAACAATCATCACAAAAAGTTTCATCCTTGTGAAAAAAAGCTTTTTCGGCACACGTTTTATCGTCACAGTTTTTGCAGTCTAAGCTGTAAACATATTCGTCTTCCATCAATCGTCTCCCAAATTAAATTCTTGGTGTAAATTACAGCAAGCCTCATCCAAAGCTTTAATATCAGATAACATAATATCGTTTAGATCTCTTATGCTGAGTATAGTGCTATTTAAAGCTTCGTAAGTAGCGTGAACCGCTTGTATTTGTTCGAGAGTAAGGGTTTGTAGACCTTTTTGTCTAAGCTTTCTTTGCTTATCTCTTTCTATTTGCCATTCTGGTTTCTTTGTCATTTTGACCTCCAAGTCTTTGTTAAAGTTCGTGTGCAGATTGTTTTGAGGTTGCGTCACTAAGAGTAATACTGAGATTAATACACAGTCCTGAACTTGCTAAACAATCCGCACATATAATAAGTAGGATTTATCGCATACGATGTCAAGCACAAAAAAATCCGCTAGGGATAGCCTAGCGGATTTTAGGGTTTTGCAATGTCATCTTAAGGAATAGGAGTACATTAAGATATTTTGATACTATTCTCCGGCCAAGAAGAAGTCAATCCCATATATTAATATATTTGTATTTTTTTAATTTAATTCTTAAATCTTCATTAGAGCAGTTGCTACAAAAAAGGTTTATGGCTAGTCTACTGTCTCCGGTAAACAATAGTTTATCATTGCGGTATACAGTTCCTTTGGCATTGGAGCTTACTTTTAATTTGTACTCGCCGTTCTCATAGATCGATTCGTTCATTTAGCAATACTTCGCAAACTTTCCATCACCGAATCAATCGAGGGGATCTTTGAGTTCTTGTTTACCACACAGCGATACTGCTTCGGGCATCCCGCACTAATATCAGTAAATTCTAACTCATAAGTTTTTTGAGCCCCAACGTAAATACAAGCCATTTTATTTTTAAACACTTTTCTCGTTTTTAAACGGCAAGTGGTGTAGACGGGCTCAATTATTTTACCTTGCCATATCTTTTGCTGTTTGGTGTAATCTTTTGCTTCAGCTCTCTTAATCCAAATAGAAGCCACTAACGTAAAAAATCCTATTATAACCATAAACAAAAAAATCCAACCTATAACCTCTGCAATTTGTTGTCTTAATTTTTGTTGCTTATATATAGTTCGTTGTCGCTCTTTCCTGATTTCGCCTTCCATCTGAAGAAGTTCATCATAAGCGTGAGGTCCTATCGTTAAATTTAAGAACATCTTTAATTCATATCGTTGTTCTTCTAATTTTTTTTTAGCGGTGTAAGCTTGGAGGGCCGTGGCTTCAATGCTCCCGGCTCCAAAGACCTTGCCAAAGATACCTGGGTTCTTGGCTTGTTTGTCAGCGTTGTCTATATCAGAAGATGCACCCATCCATCGATTTAAATCTCCAGTCATTTGTTCCAAATCTCGACCGAGTGCAAAACCTTCCTTAAGCGCAGAAAAGGCTTTACTAGCGACTCCCACCGCAAGACTAATAGTTAACGGGTCCATTTGTACACTATATCACGTTTTTAAAAAAAAGTGAAAGTCAAGACTAGGAAAATAATAAAATAGTTTATACAATGATTTTTTAAAGGAGGAACCTATGTTAGATTTACCAAACAGAAGACCATGCGTAACCACCGATGTCGGAGAAGGACTAGCCGTGACAGTATCATTTCATCCAGAGACGAATGATCCCGTTGAAGTTTTTCTATCTGGAAGAGGTAAAAAGGCCTCGGATGGACCTATGACGGACGCTTTATATAATCTAGGCGTTGAAGCATCAAAAATAATGCAAAACAAAGATACATCTAGCCATTAGCTTCAGAGTATTCTTTTGCTTTTCTTAACGACATCTCAGCATCCACCAGTTCTTTTACTCTCTTTTCTTCTTCGGAAACGTATTGAGAGTAAATGAACCGGAGTTGTCCGCCCAAAGTTCGACCTTCTTTTGAAGCTATCTTCTTGATTTCTAAATAAACATCTTTAGGAACAAGAATGCTTTTCCATTTTTCAGTATCCATATCGCATAATCCTTTTTCTTTTGTCAGATCATATGCGATTTTATACAATCTAGTCAATGTATTATTTAGATTCGCCCCACGATGGCCCAATCTCTACGTCAACTTTGTTAGGAACGCCTAGCTTCACGGCGTTTTCCATAGCGTATACCATCGAATCAATTTGATCATCGTTAGAAACGGACATGGCAATTTCATCGTGGATCTGGATAAGTGGTGTCATACCTAGTTTATGAATATCCACCATAGCTTGTTTTGTCATGTCAGCGGCTGAGGCCTGAATTAAACGATTAAGAGCTTTGTAAGTGTAGGCTCGCTTTAGTCTGGTCGTTGGGCCGTGTTCATTGAGCGCATCTTTCAAGGATAAAGCTTTATTCATCGCGAAGGTATCGGGCTCCCAGAGATCAAAACGACACTTTCTTCCTAAGATTGATCGGATAGAACCTGAGCTTTGTCTTGAGTTTAATTTATTCATTACACCATGCATGAGCATTTTCACAAAAGGAACGCGTTCATGGTACTGGCTCACGAGGTTCTTTGCCTCCTCTAGGGGGATATCAAGCTGATCTGATAGCTTGTTCACACCCATACCATACATCATACCCAAATTGATCGTCTTGGCTTGCTTGCGGTTTATTTTAGCCATGTCAGCTACCATGGTATGAAAGTCCATATCAGGGTCATTTTGGTAACCATCCACAAATTCTTGTACGCCTTTCATGTCATGGCCTTGAGATTTACCATAAGCGTGGGCGTAATGAACCAAGATTCGTGGTTCTTGTTGCGAGAAGTCAACACTAGCCCACTTTTCACCTTCTTCTGGCAGAAACAAAGAGCGAATCATAGGTCCTAACTCAGGATCACGAGCGGGTATTTGCTGCAAATTAGGATTACTCATACTGATTCGGCCTGAAACGGTACCGCCATCATCCGACCTGATCTGATTTATGTGTGAATGTATGCGCCCATCGTGGGCCGTGTGCTTCATAATAGTGTTAATAAACGTACCATTCGTCTTGTTAAGTGATCTTGTTCTAAGTATCATCTGTGGTAATTCGTGATTATGATCGGACAGAAAGGACTTAGTAAATGATGGAGCACCTTTTTCAGTCTTTGGATAGTTTATCCCAACGGTATCAAACGCTTTGGCAAGAGATTGCGCCGCCCAGACTTCCACATTCATTCCCGTCACATGCTTGATCTTAGCCAACATGGCCTTTTCTTCTTTGAGAAGGAAGTCTCTGGTCCGCTCAACCCGGTTCAAATCGATTCGGACACCTTTCCAAGTCATATCTATGAGGACTGGCAAGACCGCGAGCTCCAAATCTACGACACTCCAGAGATCCTCCTTAGTGATGAGTGGCTTAAAGTAATTCCAGAGTTCCAATGTCAGCTCCGCGTCCACTTCGGCGTAAGGCCCGACATACATACTTGGGAGCTTCCACAATTCAGCTTTGGGATCCACTCCGAAATCACGAGCGGCTTGAGTCAGGTTCTTTTCACTTTTTGTTTTTGAAAGGTACTCGAAGGCTAACGCGTTTAAACTGTAGCTGAAGCGGTTTTCATCTAATAAAGATGCGATAACCATTGTATCAATGATACGTCCATTTAATTTAAAACCCATTCTCCTGAGCCATCCGGCATCATATTGCGCGTTGTGCATAACTTTATCAGCGGGTGATTCGCAAACCTTTTTCATCCAGTTATTGCAAATTCTTTCATCTATGTTTCCTCCACCACCGTGGCGAATTGGTATATAACCTTTCCAACCATCTACGGCTACGGCGTATCCCACCACTTCACCATCTCCAGTAGGCCATCCGGGACCTTTGGTTTTTAGATTTGGATCTTTGGTTTCGACATCGATAGCTATAGTCTTAGCTTCGCTTAGATCGGGGAGCTCGTGTGGTGGAACCCATTCTGATTTAGTCGTGAACATCGCCATCTGTAAAGTCATGTTGTACCTCTATTAGTTTGTTAAGATACCATTGAGCCTTTTTAAGATCTTCGATACCGTTTTTATGTCTGTAGCGTGTAAGGTATTTCAATATATTACCTTCAAGATAATACTGAAAACCTTCAGCTGTGACGGATTCTATTATGTCTATTGTCTCAATAGAACTGTTTGTATAGTGATCAGGATGATTTACCATGTCTTTTTGTCTCATTTTCATATACTCCATGTATTTCATATAGCGTAGCTCCTATTACTATCTTCTGATTCGACAATAAACAAATTCTCTTTGGCTCGTGTGACGGCCACATAAAACACTCTATGTATATCATCGTTTCCGATTCGCATAGTATCATCAGCTGACGGAGATAAATCGGTAAAAATAACTACGTTCTCTGATTCTCCACCTTTTGACCCGTGGATCGTGGATACTGTTATACGAGGCTCGGCATTAAATTTCTCACCTCTTCTTAGCAGAGCGGTGATATAGGCTCGTGATTCTTCAGGCAGTTTATCAAGAGCTTCCCTCCAAATCAAATCTTTCCCTACCATCAAACCCCAATCCTCTTGCAGTAGCTCCATAGTAAATAATATATTATCATCAGCTCCATTTAATTTTTTAAAACCACGTTTTACCCGTGTGCCCGTTGACATGAAACTATATATATCTTTGACGGTTTCAGCGGTAACAGCTCGACCTTTACGGAGTTGCTCCCATCCATTTACAGCGGAAGATATTTTAGTGGAGATTGATCGGTATCCTTGGAAGGAATATAAATAACCAGAGGATCTCAACACTTCTTTGACGGGTCTAAGTGTGTAACCCGCCTGAGCTAATATAAGCCATTGACCAGACGATACATCTATATCGTCTAAACTGGAGACGTAGCTAACGCATCCTTCACTATCTTTAGGCTCATACTTTTTAGGGTATCGGCTTCGTATTCTAGATACGATATTTTCAGCGGTTCGATGTATCCGCCTCGGCACACGATATGATTGTGACAAGGTTTCACTTGAGCC